CTCGTGCCTGATACCCATGCCCATACCCCGTCACTGCCCGGCTGCCCGCCCTATCGGTGTGGGTAGGTGGAGAAAAGCTCGAGTGTATAGGCTGGCGGGTACATGCAGGCAGGTAGAGGGGGGGGGAGTGGGGGTGGAGATTCGCCGACGTTCACATCAACTTTAATTAAGACCCATGCCTAACTCCGCCCTATTTTTTTATAGCGGCGCTCTCGTCTTTTTGTTTCGCCACGTTTTCTTCCCCCGCCGTCTAACGATTTGCTTTACAGTGCAGCGCTCCCAAACATCGCCACCTCTTTTAGTTTTTACCCCCAGCTCATTTAGCCGAGCGGTGATTCTGCGAAACGGCACACCCATTAGTCGCCAGATGAGGATTGTTTTGACCACCTGCCATTCTTCTGGAATCCAGGTTAGGCGACGGTCGCTTGTTAGTTTATATCCGTATGGTGCGTGACCTCCGGTCCATTGGCGGTTAGCTCTAAGCTTAGCGAGTCTTTGTTTAGCCAAGTCGCCAGTCTTCCAATACCCATTTTCGCCATGAGCTTTTGGGTGGCAGTAGCCGCATAGTGGGACTGTTTTTGTACCGCCTAATGATTCTGGGACTACGTGGTGGTTGTAGCTTGCTGGCTCTCCACACTCAAAGCACTGTTTGATCTGATCAGATTGCAGGGTCACTTTTCGCCAGCGCCAATTTAAATCTCTCTTCTGCTTTGTCTACTGGACGATTCGGCAACATATCCCAAGCTAGGATCTCTGCCAGGCGTTTGGCCATAAATGACAGTTTCGTTTTACCTTTGCGCTTATGTCTGTTTGATCGTTTTGCAGAATTACCTTTCATCTCAGTCAATCAATTATCATTTCTTACTAGCTATCAATGCTATAGAAACAACCTGTTTTAGTATCATTTACCCTGAAAATCCCATTTTCAGGCCATACGACTTGATCCCCGGTCTTGCAGCGAGGCAAGCAGGGAGGGTAAGTCGTTAATAGTTCGTGGAGGCTTTAGGCCAGCACGACCGCGGATGCGCCCATCGAGACTCACGTGGGTAGTGTTCTCGCGTATGGGTGAGAAGGGTTACTCTCCTCCTCGTTTATTCGCAGCTTGATAGGCGTTGTGCAGTCACGTCTCTTCGACACCAGCACTCTTCCTAGTTTCGCTTTACCTGGCAGCTTTCGCGGCAACCACCAGAAGCGGGGGGAGGGCCAAGTCGGCAAACCCTCAGTTTTCACCTTCTACTTTTGTTACTCCTGTCGGAGCACTCAGCAGACCCCTTTTGTTCCCGAGTAGTTTCCTTATGCGTTGTTTCCCCCACCTCTGGCGTATGGGGCGCATGTTCTTTTTGAGATTTTACCACAGGTCAGCAGTAGCTCGTCTAGTAAAAACACTCTTTTTTTTGCCGGTATTTTTGCTGGTGTGAATTACAATGTGCGCATGGGGGAATTTCTATGGGAGTAATTCGGAGGGTTGAGCGCGAGGGATAAGGAGGAAGAGGCTGTAAAGTTATTGTTCCCTGTGGAGTTTGGGGAGCTGATTAAGAAGCAGCCGGAGGCGAAGTTGTGGGCGTATTGTCTGACTCAAGGGATAGCTACGGCGATTGGTAGTTATCGGACTAAGGACTTGAGGGGCTGGGGCGACCGGGATCGTTATTGGCTATTGAGGGACAAGCGGCGGTATGTCGGGAGCTGTAGTTGGATTTGTGAGGTGCTTGGAATAGACCGGAGGAAGCTTATCCGGCATGTGATTACGAATCGTCATACACTGAGAAAAAACCCTTATGTTTTAAGGATTCAGTATAATGACCAATGATTCGGCCCCGGTGTTAGAGATTGACGGGATCAAGTGGGACCCTATTCCTGGGGTTAGGTATGCGTGTGGGTATGAGCGGTTCTTTAAGGACTGGAAGGCTAAGGGTGCTCGGTTTGAGGACTGTTGCCGGTGGATGCTTCAGAACGACCTATGGTTTTTGATCTACTTTGGGATGAGGGTATCAATAGCGAATCACCCGTGGTGGGTGGATTGCTGTTTTGATGTGCAGTCTGGGCCGAAGAGTCACACGTTAGACCTGTGGCATCGAGAGGCTGGAAAGACCACGATTATTACCCAGGCTGAGACGATACGGCAGATACTTCTAAACCCCGAGGAGCGGATAGGAATCTTCTCGTATTCCAGACCAGCGGCGCTGTCTATCTTGCGCGGCATTAAGCAGATACTTGAGGGGAGTGCGCTATTAAAGGCGTGCTTTCCCGATATTCTTTACACTGACCCACGGAGTGAGGCTGAGAAGTGGAGCGAGACTGACGGGCTTATAGTTAAGCGTAAGGGCTTTTACAAGGAGGCTACGTTAGAGGCTTGGGGGTTGGTGGAGGGTATGCCGACTGGTAAGCACTTTAGCGGCCGGGTTTATGACGACGTGGTGACTGCGGACTTGGTGAACAGTCCTGATGTAATGGCGAAGCTTAAGGATAGCTTTGACATGAGTCAGAACCTTGGAACGGTGGACGGGTGGCATAAGGTTATTGGGACGACGTATCACCATGAGGACCTGCTAGTAAACCTTAGGAACAAGGTTACGGCTGACGGGACGCCTGTTTATCTGACACGGGTTAAGCCTGCTACGGTTGATGGTACGCCTAATGGTCCCAGTGCTTATTTGCCTGAGCAGCGGTTAGCTGAGCTTAGGATTAACAAGCAGATGTTTTACAGCCAGCAGTTATTGGACCCAACGCCTCAAGGCACGCAGAAGCTTGATAAGGACATGCTTAGGGAGGCGACTCCGGCTGAGATTCCTAGCCGTCTGTTTAAGTTCATGGCGATTGACCCGGCGGGGGAGCGAAAGAGCGATAAGCGGCAGGGGGATTCCTGGGCGATAGTGGTTGCTGGGGTGGAGCCGTTTCGGGATGACTTAGGCGCGAGCAGGGTGTTTATCCTAGACATGATGGTTGAGCCTATGACTGAGGCTGAGGCTTTGAACAACATTGTTCAGATGTTTTGCCGTCATGGACAGATAAGACAGATTGGCGTTGAGAAAGTTGGAATTAGCACGGCTGAAGTTCATATTGCGAAAGCCTTACATGCTCGAAACAGAAGTCTTACAGTCGAGAATAAGGGCCTTGTCGTGCTTAGACCTGGCGGTAGAAGCAAGCAACAACGAATTGAGTCAGCATTACAATGGCCTTTGCTAAATGGGAAGTTGTTTATCAGCACGGCTGTACCGAGCGCGTATCGGGAGAGGCTAAAGATAGAGATGCACAAGTTCCCGTTTTGGCACGATGACGCGCTGGATGCGATTTCCTACGTGTACGACATGATCCGCGATTTTCGTTTTGGGACGAGTAGTCCAGACGGGGAGGATGAGCGGTGGGAAGGCAAGTACCGCAGGAAGGAGTCGTCTAAGCGAGATAGCTGGTTATACGTTTAATGAAGAGCTTAAAGAAACTATCACGGTCAGGATTAGGCAGAGCGGCTCACGGGCATATAATTTATCTGAATGACGAGACTGGCGTTGGGCTTTGCTCTACTGACATGGGGCACACTCACGAGATTGTGTATCAGCCTCCGGTTCAGCCGCAGTTAGACGAGATGGGTAACGAGATAGCCCCTGGGTCACCTGGTGGGTTTTTTGTTCAACCGGCTCTTGATGGGCACACCCACGAGATTCAGGAGTACACTCTCAAAGCGGCAAAAAAAAAGGAGGATGAGGCGCAGGTCCTCGCTGACGTACGCGAGCTATTTAAGACTGGACGCGACCTGGAGAAGGATTCTCTTAAGAAGGCAAAGGAGTCAGAGGACTTTTACGCAGGGAAACATTGGGATGAGCAAGAAAGGAACAGGCTTGAAAGCCTTAGCCGCGCTGCGGTCACGATTAACAAGATTGAAAAGAACGTTGACCAGATTTGTGGTATGCAGCGTCAAGAGAGGACGGACATTCGTTTTGTCCCTCAAGAAGGCGGTGACCAGAAAGTTGCGGACATTCTTAATGTAACCACAAAGCATATTCTTAATCGCTGCTTCTTTAGCCGGGAGGAGAGCGCTGTATTTGAGGATGCGGTTATTGCTGGCCGTGGGTTGTTCAATGTGTTTGTTCGGTTTGATAACGACCTGCGCGGGGAGATTGTCGTAGAGAAGTTCCCGTACCTGGACGTGGTTTTTGGACCGCACGAGAAGCTAGACCTGTCCGACTGTGAGTATCTGGTTAAGCATCGTTGGTTCTCCAAGGCTAAGCTCGAGCAGCTCTGGCCGGATAAGGTTGATGAGATTCAGAAGGACTTTGAGGATTACTTACTCCCTGAGCCCCATGTTCAGTACTCCCATGACCAGTACGCTAGTAGCGACAACACCTATGCTGTAGGTGGGGACATCATGGTTAACCTGGCTAAGAAGGAGTACCGGGTACTTGAGTGCTGGCGCAAGGTTTACGAGAAGGCTTCGGTTGTAGCTAACGCGCAGGAGGACTTTTACTTTAATGCGTACGGCTGGGACGCTAAGGACCTAAGAAGCGCTCGGACTATCCCTGGGTTTTTTGTCATTGAGAATAACATTACCAAGTTCAGGGTAACCAAGGTTGCTGGCGGGGTGGTGTTGTCGGATGAGTTCCCAGCGGAGCTACCGGCAGATGATTTCTTTGTAATCCCTGTATACGCCAAGAAGCGTGGCTATGAGTTCTGGGGCAAGGTCGAGAGTGCCAAGGACGCACAGAAGTACGTCAATAAGAATTACTCGCTTGCGCTTGATATCGGTAACAAGATGTCGGCGTATGGCTGGTTCTATGATGGCGGCACTTTCCCTGAGAATGAGCGCGAGAAGTTTAAGCGGTTATCGAGCAGCCCTGGATTCATGATTGAGCTAACGTCGGTTGCTCAGCCTCCGATGAAGGTAGAGGGGACTAAGTTCCCGTCTGAGCTTATTAACCTTATGGAGCTTGGCAAGAACGAGATTACCGAGCAGATGAACATTATCATCACTCCTAACGGCGCTAACGAGTCGGGGAACTTGTTTGCTCAAAGAAGGAACGACAAGCTCCTTGGGTCAGAGTACCTGTTTGATAATCTTTCTTTTGCTAAGCAGAAGCTAGGGCGCTTACTTATCAAGCTTATTCAGAAGTATTATACGCCTGACAGAATCACACGAATCGTCCGAAACGCATCGTCCAAAGACCCGGTTGAGTTGGCAGGGCAGCCAGTAGACGAGTTCTCTGACCAGGACATCATGGACATGCTTACCACTACTGACTTAGAGCAATACGACGTTGAGGTCACTGAAAGCACTTGGAGCCCGAGTATGCGTCTATCGACGTTCATGCTCCTCTCTGAGCTGGCTAGGAGTGGTCAGCCGATACCGCCAGAGGCGCTTCTGGAGTTTGCTGACATGCCGAGTGATGTTCGTAATAAACTCGTAAGTATGATGGCGCAACAAGGACAAGCCCAGGCGAGTGCAGAGCAAGCTAAGGCGGATGCAGAGATACAGAAGACTCTCATCGCTCAAGGGCAGATACCGCCAGCAGTACAGCAAAAGTTTCTTATCCAACAACCGCAAGAAGAACAGCCCCCGATGGAGGCCAATCAAGGTCCGGGGATAATGTAGGTGATGGATGGAAGGTGAGAGCGTAGAGACAACTCAAGAGGGAACGAGTCAGGAGTTCGTTGAGCTACATGAGGCAAGCGATGCGGATCTAGAGGCGTTTTTGAACGCCCCAGAGTCACAGGAGCAAGCCCCGGTAGAGCAGCCGCAAGCTGACCCCGAAGCAAAGACAGAACAGAAGAGCGACCCGCTACCAGAGGAGCCAAAGAAGCCAGAAGCTCAAGTGAGCCGAGAGGACTATGAGGCTTTAAGGAAGCGAGTCGAAGGACAGGAATTACTCTTAAAGAGACGCACAAGCGATCTCGCAGAGGTTAAGAAGCAGCTTCGGGAGTTCATAGCTCAAAATACTCAGAATCTTGACGAACAGTGGTTAGAGTCACCGACTCAAGCCTACGCCAAAGCGCGGCAGGTAGAGATGGCTCAGCAAAAGCTTCAAGAGGCAGAGGCAGAGGAAGAGGCCTTAACAAATGCACATCAGGCACAGGTATTACTAGAGCACCATGTAGGGCAGGGTAATCTTGATATTGAGGCCGTCGCGCAGTCATTGATTGACGATGGTATGCCGCAAGAGTTCGTAAAGACTTTTGTAGCTAATCCTTATCAAGCCGCACTACCGGAGACTCTAATCCAGCTCGCTAAGAGAGCTAGCGCAGAGAAGAAGGTTCGAGAGATGGAGAAGGTTCTCCAGCAGATCGTTCCTTACACTCGGCAGCTTTTGGAAGAGCGAAAGGCTTTACCGCAAAACGTGCTTAAGAATGTGTCATCTGCTCTGCGACAGTCACCCCAAGTAACAGGATCAGCGGGTGGCACTGGACAGGTTGGTGGTAACCGAGCTGTAGATCCGTCTTTGATGAGCGACTCTGAGTTGGAGGAATTCCTGAAAGGCTAAAAACTTTTAGGATGAACAATGTCAAAGACATCGTTTAGTACTTCTAACGACCTTACTAAAAAGGCGTGGGAAGAGAAGCTATACCGCGATTCCGTTAAGGAAGCGTATTTCAGCAAGTTCCAGG